AACATCTATTGAAAAATCTTTTTGTTCTTTTAAAAATTCTAAACTATCTTTTTGTTTTATCATTTTTATAATTATATATAACTAAAAAATAAAATAATATCTTAAATATTCATAAACGAAATAATATGTTCAACAACTGCGACTGAAAATCCGTTTCCGACACATTTATATCTTTGTGAATTTGATATTTTTACATTGTTTCCATTATCGTCCATTCCTTCTGCGGTAAAATTGTCGGGAAGAGATTGTAATCTCTCAGTTTCAATACAAGTCAATTTTCTCACTACCCCGTCTTTATAAAGTTTATTATTATGCTCCCAAGACGACGCTGAAAGAGTTGGAGTCTTTCCGTCCAGTGCTCTTTTTCCTCCTTTATTATTTCCTCGAGGAGTTTGTATCAGATATAATCCAGTCTTGGCTCCTTGTCCTCCTCCTAATGACGAAATAGCAACACTCTTTCCTCTCGGTGAATATACTCTGTGAGCTTGTGCTTTTGAGCCTATATCACCTATTCGTACTGTTCCTTTAATTCCTACCATACTATCAGTCTGAACACTTGTTATTGCGTTTGCCTTTTCTTTGCCGTTGAACTCAATTTGTTTTTTACCGTCTCTGGTTCTATTCGCTACTCCTTGTATTTGTAGTATTTTTGAACCCTCTCCTTTGTTAGTAGTAAGTGTCGGTGATTTTCCTCTTGAGTCGTAAACACATCCATTCATTCCTTTTCCGCTTGGGTTTACATTTCCTACTAATCTTATCATATCCCAATTATGTTTATCATCAATTCCACTCCCCATCCCTGATACTCTTATAGTGTTTGATTCTAGTTTTTCTTTTCCGTTTTTCAAAAGTGGCAGGTAGTTTTTAAATTCTTTTTCTTCAAGGTCTGTTTGCAAAATATCTTTTAAGTAAATTTCTTTGTCTTCTGGCTGTGGTATTTCAGAGTTATTATTTCTGATATTAGTTATAAAAATACGCTTCCGATTTTGACCAGAAACGAGTGAGGCATTTATCATAATTAAATAAGCACTAGAATCTATTTCTTGCACGGCTTTTAGCATTAAGTCTTTCTGGTCTTGAGCCATTGAATTTACATTTTCATAAACAAAAAATTTCGGTTTTACTTCTTTGTGTATCCTTATAGCTTCATAAAATAGACCGCTTCGCTCTCCTTTTAATCCTTGTCTATTCTTTTTGGCTATTGATAAATCCTGGCAAGGAGAGCCTAGTATCATCAAGTCTGGATTATTTATTTCTGGAAATTTTGACAATGAGACTTCTTTAACATCACCTAGTTGTATAGTATCTGGATAATTATTTTTTGTAATTTGAATTGCGTATTTATTTATCTCTGACGCATAAAAACTATTTATTTTAATTCCACACTTTTCAATAGCAGCACGAGAGCAACTTATTCCATCAAATAAAGATAAGACTTTTATTCCTTTATTATTTTTTATATTACAATCCAGCATACTTTTAAATTTTTATAAAAGGTTATCATCATTTTGTTCTTCGTTATTTTCTTTGTTAGTATTGGGTCGCCATTCTTTACGGATTTGTTTCATTCTTATAAAAGAACTGCAATCAGGATTACGGCAGATTGTTGTTCTTAACATCATATTTAGTTTTCCATTTTGAACTTTAAAAAGTTCTGTTATTTTTTCTCCACAGTGATAACAATCATCTTTGGTTTTTTTATTTTCGAAACCTTCTAATTTTTTTGGTACAAACATTTATTTGTTGTTAATAACTAAATAACTCGCATAATAAAAAGCGAGTTATTTAGAAAAAATGAAAAATTTGACTTTGCAGCCAAAGCAAAAATAATAAAATTTATTCTTTAAACTTTGATTGTAAATATTATCTATTTTCATCTATTATTATTTATAAATCTATTTACATAGTATCATCTATTTTTTATAATGTCAACTAATATAGACATTTTTACTTTTTTATAATATAATAAAAATATAATCTTAATAATAACATTATGTCTGTTTACTCTTTTCTCTCTCTTCCTTTCAAAAAGAAAAAGCCTATTCAAAAAGAACAAGATCCACAACTAACAATTCTTCAGTTGATGAGTGAACTTGGTATTCGTGGAGATGGTGTTATCGGTTCATATGACGAAGAAGAAAGACCAGATTCTCGTTCCATAGATAGTTATATACAAATGCAAGAAAACGATGGAACTGTCAGAGCGATTACTAGATTATTCGCAATGCCAATACAATCTACTCCTATAAAAATTCTTCCTGGTGAAAATGATAAAGGAGAAAGAGATTTTATAGAGTCTGTTTTTTTAGGTTCTCAAAAAAATGGTGGAATGACAACTCCTCTTCCTTTTGTTATAGCTGATATGACAAGGGCTATTTTCGAAGGGTATCGTGTTTATGAGAAAGTTCCACAGATAATAAAGGAAGGTAAATATGCTGGAAAAATTGGTTGGAGAAAATTAGCACAAAGAGATGCAAGGACAATAGATGTTAGAGTTGATAGTCACGGAGGATTTATGGGTGTTCATCAAAAAGCAACATTCGGTTCTAATACTGTTGATGTAGATATTCCAAAAGAAAAAGTTATTCTATTTACATTTCAAAGAGAGAGGCATCCTTTTTATGGAGAATCAATTTTGAAAACTGCTTATTATCATTATGACAAGAAACATAAACTATATTATTTAGCTCACAAGAAAGCAGAGATAGATGCTGTCGGATTAAAAATTCTTAAATTGAATAAACCACTTAGCGGACCAGAAGTTGTTGCTGCCGAAAATGCCGTTGATAATATTGGAGTAAACACTAGAGTAACATTGCCGGCTGGATTTGAATTAGAAGTCAATAGAGCAAGTAGTGGTTACGATGTAATGGGATTGATTGAACATCACGACACTCAAATGGTTCTTTCGACATTAGCTCAAGCAATGCAGGCTGGAACTAAAACTAAATATGCCTATACATATGGAAGTGGAATTTCAAATCAAAATGAATTTATTACAATGATGTTATCTTCAATAATGAGAAATATAGAAGACACTTTGAATGAATGGGCAATAGCACCGTTGATAGATTTTAACTATCCTAATCCAAGTTATCCAAAAATTAAATTTCAACCATTACATTCATCTACACAGAATTACTTACTTGATATATTTAAGGCGATTGCTACTAAAGACCCTTCTCTTTTAACACCTGCTTATGTTGCATCTCTTTCAAACGAAGTTGCAGAATATTTAGGTATAGCCGTTAAAACTAGTCCTGAAGAAATTGCTCTCAAAAGTTTTGAAAATGGAAAGAAGGCAGAGGCAGATAAATTGAAAAAACCTTCTCCTAAAACAGATTCTGATTTGAAAAATGAATTAGAAAAGAAAGCAATAAAAATGAAAGACGACCCATATTTCACAGAAAAGTTTGAATCATTGGGTAGAAATTATACACGACAGATGATAGAACTTTCTTAAACATTATATAAATCTATGAGCAAAATATTATTTTTTGATACAGAAACAACAGATTTAATAAGCAAGGGAAAAATTTGGGAACAAGATTATAACGAGTTTCCATACATTGTTCAGATTGCTTGGATTATTGATGACGAAGAATATAGTTATATAATCAAACCGGAAAATTGGAAAATTTCAGATAGAGTTTCAAAGATACACGGAATTACACAAGAGATAGCTCTTGAAAAAGGATGTTCAAACGCAGAAGTTCTTAAACATTTTTTAGACGATGTTAAAAAAGCAGATCTAATTGTTGGTCATAATATTTATTTTGATACATCAATAGTAAAAGCAAACCTATTAAGACTTGGGTTTGATAAAACAGAAATATCAGATGCACTACATAAAGATAAAAGATTTTGCACGATGCAGAGAAGTAAAAAACTTTTTGGAAAATATCCAAAACTATCTGAACTATATAGATATTTATTTGTCGTTGAGCTAGAAGATGCCCACACGGCATTGGGAGATGTCAGAGCGACTAAAAAGTGCTACGAAGAAATGTTTAAGTATTAAAATAATATAAAAATATGTGTAAATGTATAAATGTTGAAATGGGAAGTTATTCTAATAGCACAGTATTAAAAACTTTTTGGAAATATTCTACTGGAAAATATAAGCAATGTAATATTGATAATTGTTTATTAGATGAAATTAAAAAATTGTGGAAAATGAAAATTAAAACTCTGGAATGCTGTTGCGGTCATAATATAGTATCTGGATACATAGCTGTATATCCTGAACACATTGAACAAATGAAAGAAATGGGATATAAAAATGAATCACGTGATGATATATTTTTTCCACAGAGTATAAAATAATAATAAAATAATAATCATGAACATTAAAAGAATAATACGATTGCCAAAAAAAATTATTAGTAGATATTTAACAAATCGTAAAATTAAAAGCATACTAAGATTAAAATCAGTAAAAAGTATAAGAAGAGAGAAAGAAAGATTACACGATTTATTTTTAAAAGCTGAACGAAATGGAGATGAGATGGAAAGATTACAGGCTAAACCAGAAGTATTTGATTGGTTAATGAAAAAATAATGACAGAAGAAATTAAAAAAATTATATTTTGATATTTATTTGTAATTAAAAAATAATGAAAAAATGTAAACGCTGTGGGACATTAAATCCAGACCATAATAGTCATTGTAAAAAATGTTGGAATATTTTAGATGAATAGTGTAAATTTATAACAGAAGTCAAGTTAGGAAAGGTCAAGTTATGAGTATAGAAAAGTTAAAACCAATTTATGGTTTAAGAAATTATTTGACAGAGAATATTGAATATAAACAAAGTAATTTCCTAGGTCAAGTATTAACAATCATAGATGCTTCTATCAGCGATAAGGAACAAAGAAAAGGAATTAAAAATTTAATTCAAAATGATTTTTATCGTGATAGAAAATATACACGTGTTAGAGAAATTCTTCTCGCATTTTGTGAGAAGTATTGTCCAGACACCGTTCCAGTAACAAAGGAAACAAGAGATAATTTTTTGGGAATATATAATGATGTTCTGAATGGTCCGTCCGATCCCATGCCTGAAGAATGGGAATTCGAAAAATAATTAAATAAATTTCTTGACTTCTGTTATGAGTTTATAATGTTTATTTTGCAAGGTGTAAAAAAAATGTTATACTATAAATAATAATATAAAATATATGTCATATAAAATTAGTAACCCTCCAGATAAAATAAGCTCTCTTCCAAAAGAGGCACAGGCAATTTGGATTGCTGCATACAATTCTGCGTATGAACAATATGAAAAAAATGAAGAGAAAGCAAACAAGGTAGCTTGGTCTGCCGTTAAAAAAGTTTATAAAAAAGTTGATGATAAATGGGTAAAAAAAGAAGACACTGAAGATGAAAGAAAAAAACTTAGATTACAATCTTCAATAACAAAGTCAGAAGAATCTAAAGGAGACTGGATTATTTGGGGATATGCTTCAACCTTTGATATTGATTCAGGAGGAGACCAGATTACTAAGAGTGCATTGCTAGGTGCTAAAGATGATTTCATAGAATATTCTACTGTTTTGTTTAATCATAATTTTGATAAACCAATCGGAAAAGTAGTTGATACAACTGTTGACGATATTGGACTATTGATTAAAGTTGTTATATCTAAAACAGAAAAAGAAATTTGGACAAAAGTAAGAGAAGGAATTATAAGCAAATTTTCAGTAGCTGGTAGAATCCTCGAAGAAACACAAACTGAGAATGGAATATATCAAATTAATAAAATTAGATTTCACGAAGTATCGTTAGTATCTGTTCCTGCAAATAATAAAGCAGAAGCAGTTGATGATTATACTAATAAATCTCAAAATGATAACAATATGAATATTACAAACAAATTAAAAGAAATTGTAAAAACACGAACTGCAAAAGAAATTAAAGAAAGTATTCAAAGTCTTGTTGATGAAATTGAAGCAGGAACAATCGACAATGAGGAAGTTGAAAAATCTTCTATTGCAGATATTTTTGCAGAATGGACGAATGTTGAAAAAAACGAAATAGCTGTTTATGCTAGTTCGGATGGTTCTGGTGATATTGAAAAAATAGATTGGGATAAATATAAACAATGTTTTGCATGGTGCGATAAAGAGAATACAAAAAGTTTTGATGGATACAAGTTGCAACATCACACTATAAAAGATGGAGAATTAGTTGTTGTATGGAAAGGAGTTGCTGATGCAATGACAGAATTGCTTGGTGTAAAAGGTAAAGCTAATATACCAGAAGAAGATATTGATTCTGCATATGAACATCTTTCTCAACATTATTCACAATTCGATAAAAAAACACCATCAAAAAAAGTATCTTATGAATTATTGGAAGATGAAGATAGTGCAATGATAAATGGGCTTCAGATTTTAGCAGGAAAATTATCAGGAGAAGAGAAGGATGCAGTTGACAATGCAATAAAATTTATTCAAACTAAAAATGCAAACTTATCAGAGGAACAAAAAAAAATTTGTAATTTTGAAGATGAATCAGACAATAGACCAGTATATCAATTAAATACAAAAACAGAAGTTGAGTTATCAGAAGACGGAACTTTCAGAAAACAAATTTTGAAATATGGTGAATGGTATCATCAAGGTTCTCAAAATGGAGTTTTGAAAATTACAAAAGAATTGATTAGCAATATTGTAAATAATTTTAAAAATAAAATTATTGAGAATGTATCAGTTCCACTTACTCATACTAATGACCCATCTAAAAATACAGGACAAGTAATTGACTTGATTCAGACTGATAAAGGACTTGATGCAATTATTGAAGTTAAAGATAAAACAATAGCTCAAAAGATAAAAGATAATCTAATAAAATGTATTTCTGCAAGCATTGATCCAAATTATCGTGTGAAAACATCAAATAAATTTGTTGGACCAGCTTTATTACACGCAGCTCTTGTTCAAGAGCCGTATATTAAAGGCATGCAAGGATTTGTTCCATTATCTGATGATTTTACTGGTCGACCAATATATCAATTTGAGGATACTGAATTTTCAGTTCAACAAGAAATTTTAAATATTAAACAACAATTAACAAAACTATCTATGAATGAAGAAAATAAAGATTCAACAGAAGAAATAGAAAAAGATGTTGAAGACGAAAAAATTGAGAGTACAGATGATACTGAAAAAGATGAGGAAAAAACAGATGAAAAGAAAGAGGATGTAAAAGATGAAACAACAGATGTTAAAGAAGACAAAGATGAAGAAGTTTCAGATGAAGAAATAAGCAAATCTTTTGATGAGACTCTAACTGAGTATGCTCAAGAGGTAGTAAAAAGTAAAAAGGTTGATAAATCTGCATATACTGAATGTGTAAAAACACAGATGAAAGACGGCAAAAAACTAATGGATGCAGTTGCTGTCTGCAAGGCAAAAGTAAAAAAACAATTGTCAGAGACTGAATCAGAGGTTAAAAAGTCTGATGAAGTTAAAGATGTTCAGCAAACAGACAAAGAAAAAGTTGATATGTCTGATGCAGAAAATATGTATAAAGAGTACCTAGAGAAGGGCAAAATTGTTCCTGCTCAAAAGGAAGCCTTTGTACAATTGTTTGCTTCTACTAAAGAACTTAATCTAAGTGACGATAAGGTCGAGCTTCACAAGGTTTTGAAAACTTTTTTAGATTCTCAAGTAAAAGTAGTTGATTTCGGAGAAAATGGAACAGATGCAGTAGATACTGATACTAATAATTCTAAAACAGATGATATGCCAGAAGATGTCAAAAAATTCTATTCTGAAAAGATGGGATTTGATGAAGAAACAATGAAAGAAGCATGGTCACATGCAAAAGAATTAAAAGCAGAAGAAGATTCGATGAAAGAAACTATTTTCAAATAATAAAGTATTGTACTTTATTATGCTATTTTTTAATTAACATACACAAAAATGACTGCATTATCTGATAATTTTGAAGCAAAACGACAAGACGGAGAAATAATTGATGTTCCTGTTTTGTCAGCAGCTGTAATCTATAAAAATGCAATGGTTGTTGATGTTGGAACTGGTTATGCGTCAGCAGGTTCAAACGCTGGAGCATATACATTTTTAGGAATTGCTGTTGAAAAAGCTGATAACACAAGTGGTGCTGATGGAGCTATCTCTGTTAGAGTAAACAAAACTGGTGTTTATCAAATTCCTAAACCAACTGCTGTTCAAACTGATTTAGGTGTAGCGATGTATATTCGTGATGATAATACTGTTGATACATCTTCTACAAACAGTGTCCTTGCAGGTTATTGTGTAGACATTGTTGATTCTTCAACTATCAAGTTGAGAATTGATTTAGCCGCTAAATAAAAAAAACATGATTACTAAAGGTGATATACCAAAATTACTTCTGTCTGGAATGAGAACAGAGTTTATGAAAGCATATGAAACTGCTGAAAAAGAGTATGTTCAACTAGCTACTGAAATCGGATCTGGCAAAAGTTCTGAAACATATCCATGGCTTGGCGGTGTACCAAAAATGCACGAATGGAAAGATGAGCGTATTCCTCAAGGTATGTTGGAGCACAATTTCTCTATCGCAAATAGAGACTTTGAAGCTTCAATTGCTGTAGACAGAAATGCCATCGATGATGACCAATATGGTCAGATTGAAATTCGTGTTAAAGAGCTTGCTACTGAAGCAGTTCGATTTTTTGGTGAAATGGCTTTCACATTAATCGCACAAGGTACTGGAACTACTGGAACCGCCGGAACAATTTACGGTGGAGTAGATCTTGCATGCTATGACGGTAAAGCTTTCTTTGCTACAGACCATACAGAAGGTGATTCTGGTACTCAAGCAAATGAAGGTACTACTGCTCTTGGTGTTGCTGGGTTGAGGGCTGCTATTACTGCAATGAGGAAATTCAAAAATGATAAAGGTAAACCTGCTGGAACAAAACCAAATTTACTAGTTGTACCATCCGATTTGGAATGGACTGCAAAAGAATTGTTAAATTCACAGTTCTATCCAGAAGAGGGAACTACTACTACTAAAGTTGCTACTAATGTTCTAAAAGGTTCACTTGAACTTTTGATTTCTGAATACCTTACAGATACCAACAACTGGTACTTGTTTGATACAAGGAGAGTTGTTAAACCGTTGATTATGCAAATGAGAAAGAAACCTGTGTTTACTTCTCTTACTGACAATACAGAATCTGCGTTTATGCGTAAGAAATTGTATTATGGAATCGACTGGCGTGGTGAAATTCTCTGGGGTGACTGGAGAACTGGGTATGCTTCCGTAGTTGGATAGTAACTCTAAAATAATAATCCTTTAAGTTTTGTTTCGGCGATCATTTATTCCGATTTGCCGAAGCATGGAATAAAAGTTTAGAGGAATTAAATAATGTTTTTAAAACAGTAAAAATATGGAGAATAAACTTATTATTGGACTACCGACTAATGGAAATTTGGACTACCGCTTTGCCAGCAGTTTGATGGGATTACAATTAACACCCGAGACGAGGGTTATCTGGCAAGTGCGTTCAATGATAGATACCGCTAGAAATAATCTTGTAACTGAAGCATTGAAAACTCCTGAATATACACATGTGCTCATGGTGGACGATGACCACATCTTCGAACCTGACATTGCATTAAAATTACTTGCACACGATGTTGATATAGTAGGTGCTCTCGCATTTAAAAGAAGACCTGAATATACGCCTTGTGTTTATCGCAAAAAAGATGATGGAAAATATTATCCGATTTTACCAGAAGTATTTCAGGAAGTTGATATAGTTGGAACTGGTATGATGCTTATAAAAATGGAAGTATTACAAAAATTGTCCTTCCCCTTCTTCGAAACTTATTATACAAAAGACGATGAACACAAACATTTTTCAGTGGATTTTGATTTTTGTCAGAAGGCAAAAAAAGCAGGCTTTAAAATATTCGTTGACCCAGAAGCATCGATAGGTCATATTGGAGATAGTGAGGTAGTTGGAAAATCTAGGTTTCTCGAACACAACAAACAATTTTTTGATAAACTAAAAAAATAAATATGAGTAAAACATTATTTGATAAAGCAACAACAAGCGATTCTGTAACAATCGGTACTGTTTCTACTGAAATATTAGCACTTAATACAAACAGGCTATATGCATTGATTGTAAATAATAGCACTTCATCTGTGTATCTTGCACTTGGTGTTCCTGCGGTATTAAACAAAGGAATACGGATAAATGCTAACGGCGGTTCATACGAAATAAAAACTGATAATTTATTTAACGGTGCAATCAATGGTATTTCAGCAGCTGGAAGTAAAGATGTAGTTGTAACAGAAGCGTAATATATATTTTAATATTTAATAAAAATCTTATGAAAAATTATGTGAAAGGTTTTCTTGTTTCAGTTGTTGCTTTATTTACAGTAGTATCTATCGCAAAAGGAGACATTTATAACCCTACCGATTTAAGCACATATGAAGGAGATGTTAATGTTCTTGGGAATATGTTGATAACTGGTGATTTGGAAGTAACAAACGCTTTCACTCTCGGCGGAACCGTCGGAGCTGGTGGGATTGATATGAACAGCGAAATAATTACTAATATCGGAAATGCTGGGACTGATTTTACGGCTACTGGGGGTTTGACTCTTGCGGATGCTT